CGCACAAGACCTGAAGGCAATCCACGGTCTGAATGCTGAAGCTGAACTCGCAAACATTCTCTCAACTGAGATTCTTGCTGAGATCAACCGCGAAGTCATCAGAACCATCTATAAGGTTGCAGAATCAGGTGCTCAACACAACACTGCTACCGCTGGTCAGTTCGACCTAGATGTTGACTCCAACGGACGTTGGTCAGTTGAGAAGTTCAAGGGTCTGATCTTCCAGATCGAGCGTGACGCAAACGCTATCGCCCAGAGAACTCGTCGTGGCAAGGGTAACATGATCCTCTGCTCTGCTGACGTTGCTTCGGCACTCACCATGGCAGGTGTTCTTGATTACACCCCTGCACTCAACGCTAACCTCAACGTTGATGACACTGGTAACACCTTCGCTGGTGTTCTGCAAGGTAAGTATCGTGTTTATATCGATCCTTATGCTGCAAACGTATCTGCTAACCAGTACTACGTTGTTGGTTATAAGGGTTCTTCCCCTTATGATGCTGGTCTGTTCTACTGCCCATATGTACCTCTCCAGATGGTACGTGCAGTTGGTCAGGACACCTTCCAGCCTAAGATCGGCTTCAAGACTCGTTATGGAATTGTTGCTAACCCATTCTCGCAGGGTACTAGCGCAATCAGCGGCGCTGGTCTTGATCGTAACGCAAACCGTTACTACAGAAGAGTCAAGGTTACCAACCTTATGTGATTTCGATTCACATATCTATCAGACCCCCGAAAGGGGGTCTTTTTTTATCTAAATAAAAATAAAACTAGTAGAAAAATGAAGCCTACTCCTAGACAATCGCAAGAAATTAATAAGAACTACGAAAAGGTTGTTGAGCATCTTATTAAAGAAGGATACGCAGAAGATAAAGAATCGGCAAATAATATCATCAATGGTATGAGTGAGACTTGGTTTAATCTCATTGTTAACGACTGATAATGAAGACTTTTAAAGAGTTCATATCAGAAGCACTTCCTTTTGGAGCAGTGGTACAAACTAGTTCTTATGGTCCAGGATTGTATGGAAATAAGACTGCTGATGGGACTGTTCTAACTCCAAATACAAAGGAAGTAAAGTAAAAATTACTGATCCTAAAACTGGTAGATCTATTGTTGCACCTGTTGTTGACAGAGGTCCTTATCACGGCAATCGTCAATATGATTTAACAACACAAACAACAAAAGATCTTGGATATAAAGACTATAAGCAATTTGGTGTAAGAGATCTTGATGTTACACCAGTAATAAAACAAAAACCAAAATCAAAAATTCCCAATTTAGGTATAAAGGTGAACATGAGTATTCCTAAAATAGTTCCGACTAAAAAGAAATAATGGCAAATTGCAATTTTCCAAATCAAATTTCTAATAGAAATTTTTTATCTGCGGTTGGATTTAAATTTACCTTAGCAAAATATCCAAAGGTAGATTTTTTCTCCAATAGTGCGAGAATCCCAGAGATTTCTCTTGATGTTGCTCGCCAATCAACATATTTAAAGGATCTCGATATACCTGGGGAAAAGTTAAATTATGGTGATTTAACTTTAAAATTTATGGTTGATGAGAATATGGAAAACTATATCTCAATTTACGAATGGTTAACTGGTTTAGGATATCCAGAAACAACTTCACAATTTAGAACATTGACTACTGATGATACCGGAATTAGAGATCAGAAAGAAGCATTTAGTGATGGAACTCTACGTATTTTGAATAGTAATTTTAGAGAAGTTGCAAAGGTTAAGTTTTTGGATTTATTCCCAACATCATTAAGTTCTCTTGATTTTGACTCAACATCAACGGACATCAACTACTTTACAGCACAGGTGTCTTTCAAGTATACTGTATATCAACTTACGTCATCGATTTAATGGATCTTGATCAAATTCAGGAGATGTGGCAGAAAGATTCTGTCATAAATCCTGATAACTTACACGATGAGTCTTTAAAAATACCCCAACTCCACGCAAAGTATTATACAGTTTACAATACAATTACCTTGTTGCGTGAACGAGCAAGAGAGACTTATAACAAGATAAAACTTGAACGATACAACTACTACACCGGAAAGGCACCTGTGGAGGTTTATGAGGAAGAACCATTCCCATATAAAGTTAGAGATAAAGAAGCATTACAGAGGCATATGGACGCCGATGAGAAACTGAATAAGATAGATCTAAAAATTAGATACTATGACATTATGCTGAAATTTCTAGAAGAGGTTATTAAAACAATTTCAAATAGAACTTATCAAATCAAAAATGCCATTGAGTGGCATAGATTTCAAGCAGGATTCAACTGAGGCAGAAATGCCTCTTTTTTATTGACAATAAATATTTTTGTATTGATATGAACTTATGTCACACTTGGTTATATCTAAAAAGAATGAGGTATATCTTCAGGTAAAGGCAGAACCACACGTCTATTATGAACTTGCGGATCAGTTCACATTTGACGTACCAGGTGCCAAGTTTATGCCGCAGTTTCGTAACAGACACTGGGATGGAAAAATACGATTATTCAATACTCAAACTGGTGAGATCTATATTGGTCTTTTAGATAAACTCACTCGTTTCTGTGAAAATCACGAATACACTTATGAGTTTGTAAACAATAAGTTTTATGGTCTTCCCTTTGAGGTAAATGAGCACATCTCAAAAGAAGGTGTGAAAGATTATATGACTTCTATTTGCAAGTACGCTCCCCGCGAATACCAAGTTGAGGGAGTATACGACGCTTTAAGACATAATCGCAAGTTGCTGATATCTCCAACTGCTTCTGGAAAGTCGTTGATGATATATTCGATTGTCCGATATTACGTTGAGAAAGGACAAAATACTCTGATAGTCGTTCCGACGACATCCCTTGTAGAACAGATGTATAAAGACTTTGCAGATTATGGGTGGGATGTGGGTTCATTTTGCCACAAGATCTATGCTGGAAAAGAAAGAGAAACGGACTCTCAGGTGATCATTACGACCTGGCAGTCCATCTACAAACTTCCCCGACAATATTTCTCACGATTTAATGTGGTCGTTGGAGATGAAGCACACCAGTTTAAATCAAAGTCATTAGTATCTATAATGACAAAACTTTCTGATGCAAAATATCGTTTTGGATTTACAGGAACGCTTGATGGTACACAGACACATAAGTGGGTTCTAGAAGGATTATTTGGTCCTTCATACAAAATCATCAGAACAGAAGAACTGATGCAGAAGGGACATGTTGCCAAACTGGATATTAATATTCTTCTATTGAAACACCCACCGAATAAGTTTGAGACTTTTGAGGATGAAGTTCAATACATCATCAATCACGATAAACGTAACAAGTTTATTCGCAATCTTGCCTTAGATCTTAAAGGTAATACTTTAATTCTATTTTCCAGAGTCGAAGGTCACGGTCAACCTTTATACGATCTCATAAATAAGAGTATCGCAGAGAATCGCCATGTGTTTTTTGTACACGGTGGTGTAGATACTGAGGACCGAGAAAAAGTCAGAGAAATCACTGAGAAAGAAAATAATGCAATCATCGTTGCTTCTTACGGGACTTTTTCTACTGGTATTAACATTAGAAATCTACATAATGTCATCTTTGCTTCCCCTAGTAAATCAAGAATCAGAAACCTCCAATCAATCGGAAGAGTTCTAAGAAAAAGCGACAACAAAACAAAGGCAACTCTATATGACATTGCCGATGATATCAGTTATAAGTCAAGAAAAAATTATACACTCAACCATCTAATAGAAAGAATCAAAGTCTATAACGAAGAAAACTTTAATTATGATATTGTAAACATACCGCTTAAAAACTAATGGGAGAAGAGTTTCACGCAGCAATCAAACTAGTTACAGGTGAAGAGATCTTTGCATTAGTTTGCATTGATGAAAATGATGGAGATCCTATCATTATTCTTCAAAATCCTGTCATTATGAAAGTCGTTACAAATCATATCGGTCAATATGTAAAGGTAAAACCATGGATGGAAATACCTTCTGATGATTTCTTTATTGTAAAATACGATAAGATTGTTACTATGACTGAAGTAAAAGAAGGTCAAATGATAACCTTCTATGAGAGATATCTTAATGATGAAGATGTTGATATCGAACTAGATGGTAAGGTAAAGATATCAGATAAAATGGGATATATCTCTTCTGTTGAAGATGCTAGAAAGAACTTAGAGAATATTTTTCGTAAAGGTCTTAAAGATAATAAAGAAAGCTAGAGTCTCATCTTCAACGGGAACAAAGGGATTCTACTCATATTTTGGAGTATTGTCAAGCCCCAAAAGTATGCTATAATATACATAACAAAAATTTATCTACAAAGACCGATGTTATGTCCAAGAAGAAATCCGAACATTATGTAAACAACAGAGAGTTACTTGAAGCATTAATTGTTTATAGAACTAAAGTTGAAAAATCATACTTAAAGATGTATGATAAAGATTTAACAAAGCAACCCAAAGAAGAGAGGGCAAAGCACTGGGAAGGTAAACCACCTATTTCCAACTATCTTGGAGAATGCTTTCTGAAAATTGCTACTCACCTTTCATACAAACCAAACTTTGTGAACTATATGTTCAGAGACGATATGATCTCTGATGGTATTGAAAATTGTGTGCAGTATATTCATAATTTCAATCCAGAGAAGTCTCAAAATCCTTTTGCATATTTTACACAAATCATTCACTACGCTTTTCTTCGTCGTATTCAGAAAGAGAAGAAGCAACTAGAAATCAAAACCAAGATCATTGAACGAACTGGTTTTGATGAGGTTATGATGGTTGACGATAGCTTGCTTTCTGGCAGTAGTTCCGACTATAATACGATCAAAGATAACGTCGCCTACAAGACTAACCGATGAAGGTTGCCATTATTACAGATCAGCATTTCGGAGCTCGTAAGTCCTCCAAGTTTCTTCACGATTACTTTAAAAAGTTTTATGATGAAGTGTTCTTTCCTTACTTGGAGGAAAATGGCATTAAAACTGTCATTGATATGGGAGATACTTTCGATAATCGTAGGTCAATCGATCTGTGGGCATTAGAATGGGCAAAAGAAAATTATTATGATCGTCTCCAACAAATGGGAGTAACTGTTCATACGATTGTTGGAAATCATACTGCTTACTATAAAAATACTAACTCGGTCAATAGTGTAGATTTATTGTTAAAGCAATATGAAAATGTAAAAGTTTATTCGGAAGCAACCGAAGTTAAACTGGATAAACTTAAAGTTTTGTTTATACCGTGGATTAATCAAGAAAATGAGGAAACTACTTTCAAACTTATTCAAGATACATCTTGCAAGTGTGCGATGGGGCACCTTGAACTCAACGGATTTAGAGCGCATCGTGGACACGTCATGGAAGACGGTATGGAGATCCAACTATTTGACAAGTTCGAACTTGTCTTCTCGGGACACTATCACACTCGATCGAATAATGGAAAAATCTTCTACTTAGGAAATCCTTATGAGATGTTCTGGAATGATGTAAATGATATTCGTGGATTTCATACTTTTGATACTGATACATTAGAGTTTGTTCCCATCAACAATCCTTATAAACTCTTTTACAATGTTTATTATGAGGATACAAACTATCGATTGTTTGATACTCGTGAATATCAAGGTAAAATTGTAAAGGTTATTGTAAAGAAGAAAACCGAACCTAAGAATTTTGAGAAGTTTATAGATAAGTTACATTCTTCTGGGATACAAGAACTCAAAATTGTAGAAAACTTTGAAATTCAAGAAAGTGAAGATTTTGAGATTGAAGAAACTGAAAATACAATTTCTATTTTGAATAGATATATTGATGAAGCGGAATTTGAAGGTGATAAATCTATAATCAAAGGAATACTTCAAAAAATATACTCAGAAGCTTGCGAGGTTGAGTAATGTTTCTTCTGACTCTCAAAGATCAAAAAGAAGACGGAGCATATGCTGTACAAAACAGATATGGTGAGAAAGTTCTTTTTCTCTTTGAAGAGGAGGATGATGCAATTCGATATGCGATGATGCTTGAAGATCAAGAAGATACTGAAATGGATGTGGTAGAAGTGGATGATGCACTTGCCATATTGACCTGTAAACGGTATAATTACAAGTATGCCGTCGTTACTCCAAACGATATTGTTATTCCTCCGAAATTGAATGATAACCTTTCAAAAGATTAAATGGAAAAATTTTCTCAGCACTGGGAATACTTTTACAGAAGTTAATTTCCAAGAACATCATACTAATCTTATTATTGGAACAAACGGTGCTGGTAAATCTACAATTCTAGATGCACTTACATTTGTTCTCTTTAATAAACCGTTTCGTAAGATTAACAAACCTCAATTAGTCAATACAGTCAATGAAAAAGACTGTCTTGTTGAAATTGAATTTGTGATCAATAATCGTGAATATTTGGTTCGACGTGGAATTAAACCAAATGTTTTTGATATTGTAGTAAATGGATCTCCTCTTCATAGGGAAGCGGATGATCGTGCAATGCAGCGTATTTTAGAAGAAAATATTCTCAAACTTAATTACAAGTCTTTTACTCAGATTGTTATTTTGGGTAGTAGTAATTTTGTTCCTTTTATGCAACTGACTACTGCAAATCGTAGGGAAGTTATTGAAGATCTTTTGGATATTCGTATCTTTTCTGCAATGAATAATATTGTGAAAGATAAAATTCGGGAAAGGAGGGAGCAAGTAAAGTCTCTTGATCTTAAAAAGGAAAACATCAAAGATAAGATTAAGATGCAAGAAAGTTTCATTGAGGAACTTGAAAGTCGTGGAAATGCCAATATCAATACCAACAAGGAAAAGATTACTAATTTAGATTCCGAAGTTGGCATTTATATGTCTGAAAATGCCAGTATTGAAGAAAATATTCATAAATTTACAAAAGAACAAGAAGAGGTTCTTGGTGCGGGAGATAAATTAGTAAAGCTTAACAATCTTAAAGGCAAACTATCTCAGAAAGTATCTTCTATTACAAAGGAACATAAGTTCTTTACAGAAAATACGGTCTGCCCTACCTGCACTCAAACCATAGAAGAAGAGTTTAGGTTAAATAGAATTACAGA